TAGCGTATTACTATACATTAAGAAAGATGCTGCACTATACCAATATTGATGGTTAGTAGTATTTGGTTTACCAAAAATATCTACTAATTCTTGCTCGCTTGAGATTGTCACTACTTGGTCAATAGGACCTCTCTCTGCGATGATTACAATACCACCGATACTGGTAGGTTCATTCCTGACTGAAGTAGTCAGGTCTTTCTCTTTAATAGCAATACCAGGTGAAACTAGATCAACCATTTTTACTATTTCTCCTTGGTTATGACATTAATAATAATATAGATGTTTCAATTTTTTATATAAGTTATTTATGAAAATGAATTTTTACAAACACACGTTTTTGTTTTATAAATAATCTAGATGACTAAACAAAACACACAATTGCGTGATGCTGGAAGGAAACGATGGCTATTGAATAGTTTTAAAGACTATCAATGTCAATGCGGAGAGGCAGAATTAGTATGTCTCGAATGGTATCCTTACCATAAAAAAATAAAAAGTTTAGTGCTGAGACATGGCGCTAAGACTGAACAACGCAAACAAGCAATAGACCTGATAGAGAAAAGCACACCTCTTTGCCATAACTGTGCTGCTAGATATAGAAACGACTTGGGCCCAGGTATTCTCTAATTCCAATCCGGATAACCTTTTACAGGTCTCCAATAGTCTCCATCATCATCTACAAATGGAGTTATTGTTTCTCCATAATTTACACCGTCATCAATAAATCCAAATGGAGCCATATCAGCTTCAATATCTTCTTTTTGACTTTCAAATAAACGTTTACGAATATCTTCGTCAGTCAATTCTTTAAAGTACTGTTGGTCTGTTAACCATGCAAAAAACACTAAGCACATTATTAAATCATCAGTGGATCCATCGTCTGCCTCAAATGTAGGACCTTTCTGAATAAAAGTAGACATCTCAACAATAATATCAAAATCATTTAAGAGAAGTTTGTCTGATTCAATTAACTGTTTAAGATTAGAACATCCAATTCGTTTAAGAGACTTTGTGGTTCTGATACCTAATTCTGATACAGTATCACCAAATCCACCACCTACAATCTGCCCCAATCGTCCTCTCATTTGTGTTTGAATGATGTTCTCATATGCCATATCGTGATGTAATGCATCAGCAATTTGACCACCAATATCATTAATCTCAACGAGTATTTGAGCTTCATTATATGATTTTGCAGTTCGATAGATAATATCTGGAAAGATAAGAGGTTTAATTTCATTACTGCGATACTTAGCTACTACCTTATAAGGCAGAGTTGTAATATCAATCACAACAAAGGCACTGTAATCGTTTGATGCTCCTCGTGCAACATCAACAGTCATACAATAAGAATGATCCTTTATTGGTCTTTCATAAACATCAAATCCGGCACTTCTCTCTATTGGATCGTGATGAGGAATGGCTTGAATTTTTGTAGGATCAATTAAAGTATTAACACTACCAAGAAAAGAACATTCAAACTCTTGAAGAAATTGTTGTTCGCTGGTATTTTTAATTGTTTGTTCTTTCCAGGCATCATCACGACCAGGAACATCTCTCCACGAAACTTCAATTGGAACAAACTCATTGTTTTTATTTACAGCATCAGTCCACATCTTATAAAACATATTCATTCCATAAGGAGTAGATACAATCATTACCTTAGATGATTGACCCGATGAGATTGTAGGATATACAGAACTAAAAAATTGTTCTGCGATTGTTGATGGAATAAAAGCAAACTCGTCAAGGAAGATAATGTTATATGAACCACCTCGAACAGCACTTGCACTTGTTGATGCAGCCAGAATCTTAGAACCATTCTCTAGTTCTAACGATCCCTTGTTCCAGTTCATCACACCTTGTTGTAGCCAACTAGGCAAATGTTCGTAGGCTAATTGAAGTCTTGAAAGTAAATCTCTTGCAGTAGAGGCTTTGTTGGCAAGAATTGCAACATTAACCTGCTCATTAAATAAAATATAATGAATTAGATAAGAAAGCACAACTGTAGACTTTCCTGATTGTCTAGGAAGTTTACAGATGGTAAAACGATTTTCGTGAAATGATTTTACAATATCCTGTTGAAAAGGATACATATGAAAAGGAACAAGACCCTCATCAATACTTACAATGTTCACATATTTTTCTATAAAATAGATTGGATTTTGTGAACACTTAATAAACTCTGCAACTTGTTCTTGTGTATATTCTTGTCGAACTAAAGCAGACTTTAAATTTGGATTGCCTTTATAAGTATCAACCATCAGATTTATTCTTCAATAAAGCCTGAAGTTCCTTTGTACTACCTACAAATAAAGCATTAGTAACATTTGTTGGGCCTTTATCGGGAACTTCTTTAAGTCTTTGCATCTTCTCTTGAAGGTCTACTAATTTTTCAGTAACCTCAGATACAGTTTTGATAAGTTGTCCAGCAACTTCATATGTTCTTGGATGTTCACTTTCTTGAGCAAGATCAAGTATACCCGTAATTGCATCCTGGCCACGCTCAATGAGATGATAGAAGTTTTCTCTACTATACTTGTAGTCAACATCAGACTCCGCCTCGCGGTCGCTGGAGACGGCTACAGAAGTTTCTGGACGAGGTATTAGAGGCTTATTCTCAATTACTTCTTCTTTTATTTCTTTTACTACACCCAAGGCATCACTAATTGCATTATCAATTTTATTCATACTAATACTTATATATTAAATCCACTCCGAAGTTGTTTCATTAAATCCAAAGTCATCATCAACTCCTGTAGAAGTTGCTGTTGTCGTAGCTTCAACAGTAAATCGCTGAACACGAGTTGGTGCATTTGCCGGCAAATCCGTATATGTATCGGCTTGTACTTTTGTAATTGGTTTTGCAGTAGTAACAGGACCGTATACATAAGATTTTGCAGTAAACGAAAAAGTGTAAATAATAGCTCGTCGAGTCTGAAAATCACCCTCATAGGTATCTTCATAATTTATACTATTTAAAATAATAGGAACATCACGAACAATATCCATATCTGGAATTTCTTTAATCGAGACAGTATATTCTGGTTGAAAGAATGGGAGAATCTGCTCAATAATTTGAATACCGTCATCGCTATTTTTAGCCATCACAAACAATTCAAAATTCATATTATATGGAACAGGAGTATATTGAATACTCATTTGTTTTAATTTTTTATCTTCTGAATTTGAAACTTTCTTTTGCTTTATTGTTCTGTTTAATTTTCTTGAAGGATCATAATCGAATGATTGAATCTCAAATCCAATTCTAGGAAGTGTTAGAGCAATAGCTTGATTGGCTCCAGGATCTTGTACAAGACGAGCCATAAATTTTTGCTTTGGCCCATATGCCAAAGGAACTTTCATAGATTGTACTTCACTACCAGAACTATCTTTTCTAGTAATATGAATATCATTAAACAAACTACCAAAAGCAATGATAGTTTTTCTTAAGCTTTCGTTGTAAAAATATTGACCTAACATTTAGTAATTCTCCGTCGGTTCACCAAAAGGATTTCTTTCTGTGAAATCTAATACTGGATCTGTTGTTCCACCAGCCGCATCATCAAGCCATTCATTGTCGGCCATTGGTTCGGCAGTTAGCATATCTAAGGACTCATTAACAATATAGAATGAGTAAGATGAAGTTGATTCTTCAGTAAGAATGGAATCAAATCCAGTTTCAGTTTCAGTTGCAAGCTTGCCAGGCGCTCCAACTGTATTGTCTTCAAGTTCAATAACACCTGTACTGTATATATCTGTTCCTCGTTCAAGAGTAATGTTTTCTTCGTAAGTAGAACTTTGTTGTCCTGTGATTTGCCAAGTCAAAGTATTACTACTTGAATATATATCTTCGATTGCATCAATCGCTGCAACGTCTGTATCAATTGCTTCGCCTGAGTATTCTACATTTCGAGCATAAAGTTTATAGACGGGAAGATAATCTAATTGATAAAAAGGATCATCTTTATCTACAAAACTAATTTCAAACAGTCTACCAACTGTTGGCATATAAATCCAATCACCTTCATTGGGCCTTACATTTGATATAAGATTATCATCTATACTTACAAATCTTTCCCATCTACGACGGGAAACTACAAAAGTTGTTTCGTCACGAATTTCTAATCCAAAACGAGAAATTAATTCTTTTTCTCCATTATACCCCTCAACAGTTTCCATATACATTTCTAAAAGATAGGCATCGTCAAATTTTGACAAAGCATCTTCTTGGAAAAGCTGATCCTTATTTACTAAGGTTCGAGGTAAATAATAAACATCGTGACCGTAAATTCTTAAAGCCTCGATGACTAAATCTTCGTAAAGGTACTTTTCATTAGTCGTGCCCTTTGTGAAATAATGATTTAGGGGCATGACATTATCCTATATCGAATAGTAGGGGTTCTTCCCAAGTAAGTTTTGATTCTTCTTCCAGACGTATAATTTCATCTTTAGCTTCATTATAAATTGTATCACCATTCATTGTTACGCCACCCAGCATAGTTATTCCATTAAACTTCATGAGGTTTTCTCCCCACTGACGTTTAATGAGAGCTGTTGCATATTTTTTTAACCAAAGATCATCATATACATCTGTCCATGTTGAAGGGTCTAGTTTACGATAACACTCAATAATAATATATTCACCAACACTAATATCATCACCCCAATCCATATTGATATACAGACGATTTTGATGAATATTAAATTGAATTGGTTTTTCACCTATTAGAATAGAATCCAAAAAGTCTAAATGCATCATTGTCATTTGATAATGAATGACAGACTGAGAGGAAAAGTCATATAAATCATTTAAGCGAAGTTGGTAACGAATATCAAACATATTAAGATTACCTCGATCACTAAAAGGTAATACTCGCAAAACACTTTGAACTGAATCTGGCATTGGAATATATGCCTGCCCAGTAGACCAAGTAACTTGATGAACGCTTGTTACAGTTGAACCAGAATCATGATTGTTTGAAAGTGCAGCCGTCGTTAATACGTTTCCAGATTTTGCTGTATATGCTACAGTTTCTGCTGGATTAGTTCCGTCTGCCGCAATTGTAATTGTACCTGAAGCTGGAAACTGAGAAGCATCAGCTAAAGTAACAGAAGTGCCTCCAGCTGTTAATGCACCACTTGTTGTTGATGTAAGTTGATTACCATCTGTAGCTGTTTCTGTCTCATTTACATTTGCTCGATCCACATCTGCTTGTGTAATTTTATGTTTTAAATAAACTCTTTGCATACCATTATACTGAAAC